ACAGATAGTTCATCAGCATTCGCTTCGACTTCGCAGGATTGAAAAAGACAAGACCCACCGCCATATCTTTTACGATCGGACACCGATACCGCACATCCTTGATCTCGATCATCCTGCCAGGATCGTGCTTTGGCAAGGCGTCCGGGACTTCAGTATAGGTCATGGACTGCGCGGCTCCCATTGTGTAGGAAAACGGATAAAAGATTCGTCAGAAGACCACAAGGTAATGTCGGATACGTACTCGCCGTACAATGCAAGGAACCAGCCGTTTACCGAACGGGACATCCACCGAATCCTCCACCGCCATGGTCTACCGCACTACCGAGTTGTCAACCCACGGGTCTTCCAAACCGCGATGGTGCACACAACGTATGTTAAACGATCTGATTACACTACCCCCGATGGACGACCGGCGTCTCTTGCTCCGTGTCCATCTGGTGTGATGCCTCTCCAGGATGAAAGTTATGAATGTCTAGAGTTTGAGGGAGACTCGGTGTTAGGTGTTTGTGTGGCCACCTATTTGCGTCGCAAGTATCCCGACAAGAAGCAGGGGTTCTTGACCGATGCTCGGAAAGAGCTGGTCAACAACGAGTGTATTGGTCTTCTTTGTCAAAAGGTAGGATTGGATGCCTACTATGTCATTTCGCGCCACAACGAAGAGTCTGTTGCCATCAATGGTCGTCGTAATATCCAGAAACTAGGCGATATCTTTGAAGCCTTTATCGGCGCATTGTGGACAGATTGTGGTAACCGATTCAACATTGTCTATGCGTTTGTGACGACGGTTATGGAAGCGTATATTGACGTTCAAGATGCCGTGACCACGATCACAAACTACAAGGATATCTTTCAAAAGTATTGTCAGCGCACGTTTGGGAATACTCCGACCTATACAATGCTGAGCCCTGGACCCGATCCAAAGGAGATCAGGGTCACCGTGATGGAGGGTCAATCAATCCACGGACGCGGAGTGGGTACGACTCGCAAGAAGGCCGAGCAAATGGCGGCCAAGGAGGCACTGGAGAAACTCAACGTCCCCCTAGGGGTCGCAGTGCCTTCTGCGTAATGACCCTGCCGTTCTTTCCACACGTAAACTTCTTTAGCGTCCGCCCCTTCTTCTGCAAAACAGACTTGACACAAATCGCAATCGGTCCTTTTTCATTCTTGACCGTCTTGCGGACCTTCTTGATACAGCTACAGAACCGCCCCGTCAGATTCTTCATTGTGTCAAAGACAGAAGAATATATCCTCGCAAAGAATAAACTAAATGGGCGGTGGTCTTCTTCAGCTCGTTGCATATGGTGCTCAGGATGCCTACATCACTGGAAATCCCCACATCACCTTCTGGAAGGTGCTCTACAAGCGTCATACGAACTTCGCCATGGAGGCGTTTCGCGTGAACTTCACTGGCTCGCCCCAGTATGGACAGCGCGTTGTTGCCGTCATCAACCGCAACGCTGACCTGATGTACAAGACCTACCTGGAGGTGACGCTTCCGGACACAACTGCGGCCACCGGTGGACTCACCTCCGATGTTCGGTGGACTGGCGATGCCCAGCGTCGCCTGGGGTATGCACTTCTCAAGAAGCTTGAGGTGGAGATCGGCGGACAGATCATCGACACCCACTATGGAGAGTGGCTGTACCTCTGGGAGAATCTGACCTCGTCGTATGACAACTCGTGCAAGCTCGATGCGATGGTGGGAGGCACGCTTGGAGGTACATCAACCACCCTGACCTCGTGCGGAGGTCGTCCGGGTGTTCTGTATATCCCCCTGCAGTTCTGGTTCTGCCGGAACCCGGGTCTGGCGCTGCCCCTGATCGCCCTTCAGTACCACGAGGTGCGCCTGAACATCACGCTGGCGAGCGCAACTGATCTTGTGAGTGGCACGGCTGGTGTGTCTGGATCCGTGTCTGCAGCCGCTTCGAGACTGCCCCAGCTCAAGGACATGGCCCTCTACATCGACTACATCTACCTCGATGTGGATGAGCGCCGTCGGTTTGCCCAGCAGTCCCACGAGTACCTGATTGACCAGCTCCAGTATGGTCTCCAGCAGACGCTCACGACGGCCTCTGCCCGCATTGACCTGACCCTGAACCACCCGGTGAAGGAGCTGGTGTGGGTGTTCCAGGACGCCGAGAAGACCGATTGTGGATCCGCAACAACACGCGCAATTGGATACACGCAGCCGTTCGTCTACGACGACATTGTGAACCGCTGCCGCCTGCAGATCAACGGACAGGATCGCTTCGACGAGCGCTATGGCGACTACTTCTGGAAGGTCCAGCCGTACCAGCACCACTCGGGCGGTGCCTTCTGGCCGACCCGCCAGCTGACCAACGCAGTCAGCGTGACTGGAACCCCTACAGCAGTTAGTTCGACATTTACTCTGTCTGCAGCCACTAGCGGCACCCAGTCGTATACTGCATTAAGCGGCGTTCTGATTCCCGGAATGACGGTGACGGGTGCTGGTATCACGGGAACTAACACGATCCTTAGTATCACGCCGTCGAGTGCAACTGCTGGAAGCATTACCTTCGTTACATCGTTTACTTCAACTGCATCATCCTACGTTGCCACAACAGTCTTTGTTGCCGACGACAATACGCTCACGTCCACGGGCAGTACTACGACGACCTACCAGGTGGCGAACCCGATCAACGTGTATTCCTTCGCACTCCAGCCCGAGGAACACCAGCCGTCCGGAACCTGTAACTTCTCGCGCATCGACACGACCACGCTCGTGTTTGACAGCTTCAAGACAGGCACCTACCCGACCAAGAGCCGTCCGTTCAACTTCCGTATCTATGCCGTCAACTACAACATCTTCCGCGTGATGTCTGGTATGGGTGGCCTGGCCTACAGCAACTAAAGTGAGCACACTATACAATGAACGAGCCCGGCCCACCGCCAGAGGCAGACCCATGTGTCTTCGTTAGACGAGGCGATGAAGACAATCGGGTCTTTGCAGTCGGCGAGAGCGTCTGCGTAAAGAACTACGAAGGTGAACGAACAATGGGAAAAATAGTTGAAGACACTCCACACGATTTCGTCAAGCTGACATTGGACACTGACTTCCCATCCCGTCTTGCAAGGGGACAGGATAGAGCCGGAGTAACTCTTATGCAGCCGAAGGTTTATGTAGGTAAGATGTTGGGGGCAGAAGTTGAGAATCCAGGGGACCTCGAAGGTGGCCGGCGCCGGAAGTCTAAGCGCACCCGTCGGCGTCGTCACCGGAAGCGTAAGACAACTCGTCGTTAAGTATAATGTTGGTGATCGTTGTGGTGTTAATCGTTCTCTTTACAGTTTGGGTCTTGTCCCATCCACAAACGTACTTCAGAAAGGAGTGTCCGACTACACGTTTGTATTCGGAAGGCACCCGCGAAGTCCTAAGGTCTGCTGCAACATTATCGGCGCCGGAAGACCCTTCCCAGGGCATTTTACGTGGTCTCGACCAAGGATATGTCCCATTTCGTGTGAGATGACATACTGACGGTAGCCGTCTAGATTCTGACCGCTCTTTGCAGTTCCATGTCTCCAGCGTTGTTCATTGATCCGCATCTCTTTGCCACCAAGTTCGGCACAGGAAAGCGCAGGATCACATCCTGCCGACTTCAGTCCCTTGAGGGATGATAAGTGGATCACAACTTGAGGGTTAGACTTCACGGCTACAAAATGATAGCCTTGGGATTCCCATCCGTGAGGATCGGCGAGGCAGATAGCCACTTCTTGTGCAAAGTCTTTTAACGGAAAGTTGACGTCGGGATCTACGACCACCGTGTACGTGATACGCACCATTAAAAATGAACACGATTTTATTAACAACTACAAGAGTATGCCTCGTTGCCATCATTGTAGGAAGAAGACCCATCTCGAGTTCAAGTGCAAGTGCTCAAGTGAAAAAGTGTTCTGTTCTTCGTGTAGAACGACAGAGGTTCATGGTTGTGTACTTGTTTACCAGCCTATCGAGTTAGTTAAGGTTGTTGAGCCAAAGGTACAGAAGATCTAGTTCACCAGGGGAGGCATATCCACGTAGTCGTAGGCTGGCGGGTGATCGGCAACCCAGTCGACATTTTCAAGGAAGAAGTCTAGGGTCTTTGCTACGCGCTTATCAGAGAGCTTGTGGCGGTCGAGCAGGGACCCCACGATTCCTCCATCGCGCCAGATCACCTCTAGCAGGATAGTCCCTCCGCACGAGGTGAGGAAGGTGACATACCAGATTGGCTCATTGTAGTGCTGGATAACGCTTCCCGTCATCCCCTCGCGTCCGCCATCGTTCTCGATCGTCTTGTTGAGTGCGTTGATGAGTGTGTTGATCATTTTGTCCCTACTGTCTACTGTTGTTCTAAAATCAAATCCATTTTGAATACAAATGAACGTGTTTCTCGAAGCTGTGTTGGTTGGTCTGTTTTTGCTTCCGGTCTTCTGGGTCAGTGAAAAATTTGGATTTTCCAAGTGGATCACTGTTTTTGTTGCCGGTGTACTGTTTCATCTGATCGCAGAGTTTAGCGGCATCAACAAGGCTTATGTCTTGACCAAAGTTTGAACAAAGTATTCCTTCAGCACATCGTAACTTGCCACGCGGACCCCCGCAAAGAATCCAACAAATCGATCAAGATATTGATCGTGTCTAATGCAATACCAGAGTATCTTAACGACCTTCTCCATCGGGATGTCGTATGGAGCCTCAGGCACCCAGGTGCGCACCGGATACCACGAACTGAAGACTTGCCGCGACGGGCAGTCATAGGGGACGCATACGTCAAACGCCTCTCGCAATGTCTGGATGCTGATCATTCGTTGCGGAAGTTGTTCAAGAGTAACGTCCATTCTACTGTCTAGTCCACTAGGACCAACTGTTTCCATTTTAAGTGTTGATGTCCCGCGTCGCCGTCTTCTTTGCCAGGATGTGCATAACGTGGTCTCGCAGTCTGTTTCCGAGTGAAGGTGGGGGTTCCTTGTATGGCGGGAGGTTGTTGTAGAAGCACCGGTTCCGGAAGTCGTATGCGATCATGTCTTCAAGTGTTGCCCCGTTTGGTCCGTAGCTCCAGCAGATCTTGTTCCCCTTCCGTCCAAATCCATACGGGGGTGGGCAGCTGCAGTAACATCCTCTACACTGCATACGCTCAGGGGGTCCATACTGAAGTTCACGAAGAGAAAGGAGAGTCATTTTGTCGTCAGCCCACATCCCTTCTTGTTTTGCTCAGACAAATCCGTTTTTGACGCCTGACTAAAAATGAATATAAAAATCATTAGACTAGTCATGAGTTCAATGGACATTCAAATTGGAGACTGTGTTACCCTGATGAATACGATGGACGAGAAGACAGTTGATCTGATCGTCACGTCTCCTCCTTATTTCCAACAGCGCGACTACGAAGCAGAGGGACAAATCGGCCGCGAAACTACGGTTGAGGACTATGTTGCGACGATGGTTGTCTGGGCAAATGCATGCAAGCGCGTCCTTAAGGACACAGGTAGCTTGTTCTTGAACATCGGTGACAAGTATGAGAACAAGGGGCTTCTCATGATTCCAGAGCGACTGACGATTGCCATGTTGAGCAATGGGTGGGTGCTTCGCAATAAGATTGTGTGGTACAAGCCGAACCACATGCCGTCGTCTGTGAAGGATAGGTTCTGTGCAACATGGGAGCCAGTGTACTTCTTCACCAAGGATTCTGGAAAGTATTACAACTATCCGTATCATTGCAACTTGGATGTTCTTCGTGAAGCACCGACCACAGAGTCTAAGATTCCGTTTCCGCGTACTCTCAGCCTAGAGGAGTATCCAGACTGGACAGAGCGGATTACAGAGTTCAACGCCAACAAGGTCTCAAAGGGAAAGTTCAAGAACGCTGGCGTCAACAAGGGTGCAAGTCCAGGTGCCCGTCAGCAGACAGATGTTGTGTATTCCCGTATGCGAAAACACGACATGTCTGAGGAGAAGAACTTGGAGGTACATGGATATCTCAAGGAATGCGCAAAAGCGAAGAAGCAGTCTGCAAAGAAGCTGGACGAGACCTATGGCTATAAGTCAAAAGCAGGACACTGGCTTCGTCTTGATCATGGTCGTTCATTGCCTGACGTAGAGGACTATCGCAGACTCAAGGACATTCTTGAACTGGATGACCGCTACGACGCAGAGATGTTGGAGGAGCACTATGTCTTGCAATCCGTCCAGAACAATCCCAAGGGAAAGACCCCTGAGGACTTGTGGTCGATTCCACTCACACATGAAAAAGGTATTGATCACTTTGCGATGTTCCCTCTAGAACTTCCAAAGCGAATTATTCAGGTTGCGTGTCCACCTGGCGGACTGGTGTTGGATCCTTTCGCAGGATCAGGCACTACAGGGTTGGCAGCTCAGCAACTTGGTGTTCGGTGTTGTCTGATGGAGTTGAATCCTGAATTTGTGGAGCTGATTCGGAGGCGAACCGGTGAACACTGTAAAGATCAGGGTTCGTAATCACAAATCGAAGCTCTGTGTCCTTCTGCTTTCCAGCAATCGCATAGACATGGTTCTCGTGCGGGAACTCTGCGATTCCAACTGACGTTGCAAAGTACCCTTCCTCTTCACTGAAGGACCACTTGAGGAACGAGACCATGGTAAACACGGGCTTCCCATCAATCTCGCGTAGCTGCTTTCCGACGACAGGGTTTTCAAGAGGCACGAGTTCACTACGAGCCTTGTTCAGGATGTGAGTGAATGTGCGCGTGTGCTGTGCGATTCCCAGATGAATCTGAATCCCACTGAATCCTAGCTGATTTTTCTTGTTCCACTCGTAGAACTCAAAGTCACGATCATTGTCAAGACACCCCTTGGCATCAAGCTGAAGAATGAACTCATCCGTCTCAATGTGTGTGTCCGACCGATGATCCGTCACTGACACCCAGTATTCAATTGCCATCTCGCGAAGTGTTGACGTGGTCGCCTCGTGCACAAGCGACTGAAAGTTCGCATTGATGGGTTGGTCTTGCGTCCTCTCAGATCGAACATACCTACGAAACCGCTTGTTGGCGTTGGGGATCAAGTTCGACGTGACTGCATGAACAAGCTTGTTGAGAAAGACCTTGCGAAATGCCTGCATCTTATCTGTTGTTGTATTCGACATCCTGAAGGTCTTATTCCTTTGGTCTGAACGTTTCCGTTTTGGACGGACCGCGTCACAAAGAATAAAATGGATTTGATAGGATCAAAAGAGATAGACCCCATCTCTGTCAAAATGTCAGCTTCTCAACAGAACGGTCACGATTTCGACAATGAGGTCAAGAAAGTTTATAACGTAAGCGATGTTGGGTATACTTCTATTCACGACATTCCCCCGCAGTTCAATGAAGACACCGCCGCATCCGTGAAGAGCTCCGTTGGAAATACGTGTGACTGTGGTGATGCACTCCGGATGTTCAACAACAGCCAGCTTCAGAAGTATGAGATAATTAGGGGGCGATTCCAACAAGTTGGAGATCAGAAGCATCTTCGTGAGGTTCACATTGTCAATTTATCCGACTCCACCGCGCTCTTATGGGGAACTCTTACTACCGCCGATGTGACGAGGCTGTCAGAACTAACAAAGACTTTCCGCCCGGGTCGTGAAGATATTCGCAAGGAGGTCCATGCATTGAAAAAGGAACTGAATGCCAAGTCTGGCTATATGCAGTTCCGCCCTAAGATGGACAGCGCTCAGCACCGTCTCCAGTGCTCAATCCCCAACTGGTCAAAGCTTACTAGCGATCACCCGGATCGAGTTCTATATCATACAACGACGGGTGTGATTCGTGGAATTCAGCTCACTGTAGTTCGCGAGTCGTCACGACGCATTCGCCGAGAACAGAGTTAACTTCGGGTTTTGATAAGCTACGAGGACCAGTTGTATTGCTTGGAAATTCATTTTTGCATACGTAGTCTACGATTGCAGATACATCATTTCCATCTGGAAGCTTGATAAAGTAATGGCTCTGAACTGAGAGTGAATCATCTGGTAACATACACTTACCTGCATAGACTCCAACTCTACGAATCGCAATATCGTGAGGCTCATTCTTCTTCACATAGATCCACTCTGTCTCCTCTGCGACCGCAATAGATCGCGGTGTTTTCATTCGCTTCCAGATTTGAAACACACAAGGCACATCATACGGCTTGTCATTCACAAGAAACGAGTCTTTCTCAATCGGACTCTCATGTACCAAGTGAAACTCAAGAGGGAACGCCCTCTGCATACTCGGCTTCATGAACGATCGTGGAAGAATGAATCCAATCACGTCAGCAAATGTTGATGCATACTTGATGAACTTCCTTGCAAGAGTTGCCTGGCGACCGAATGGAGGATTTCCAAAGACAGTACAGTTTGTATATGGTGACGTCCAAGTAAGGAAGTCTTGTTTGACAATCCCATCTCGCCCAGGCTCAATGTCCATCGCTACAACATCATGTTTCACAGCATCTACAAATGCACCTGACCCTGCAGACGGCTCAATCCAGGTGCCAACAGCATGCTTTGTCAGTTCAGCAACACATGAGACTGCAATAGATGGCTTTGTGTAGAATTTGTCTTTATCGTTGGACCTGAACTTACCAGTGTCCTGCATTGAGGCTACTTATCTCTGAAGAAAGGCAGTTTCCGTTTTGGACGGACCGCGGTGATCCGAATGTAAAAAGGGTTTTTGTTTTTTGTGTGTGTTGTGTGTGTGTTGTGTCTACTCCGAATCCGAGTCGTCGAGTGCTGAGAATCCCCGGGGGGCCACGCGCCGCACCTGGGCCGGGCGCTGTTGATT